ACAGGTCTACGCTGGCCTGGCTGCGCCCGTTGAGGTCGATGCTGGCCTGGTCGCGTGCCTCCCGCTCGACCTTATCGTAGATATACACGCCGTCGCCGTCTGCGGTTACGTTCACCCAGCCGGCCACGTTGGGGTGCGAGTTACGCAGATCAAATTGCACATCCTTGGCCCCGATCTGCTCACTCTCCACCACCAGGTCTACCGTGAAATCAGCGCCGCCGCCGTCCTCCTGTGTATTCATATCGTAGGTGACGGTCACATTCTTGCCCACCACGGTTTGAGCGCCGCCCTCGGGATCCCGGAAGCTGCCCCGGATGGCGGGCACGGTCTGGCCCGGCCCCACACGGATACGCCGGTTGGTTTGCCACAGGTTGATCGAAGCCTTTACATCGCGGGGATAGGTGGCCGCCAGCGCAAAGTTGATCAGCCCATCGCCGTGATGCGCCTCGGGGCTATTGAGCCGGCTCTCGTTGGTGAACACGGCCTCCTCAGTCCCTTCGCCCACCAGCAGGAAGCCGTCCTCGCCCTCCAACGCAAAGCCGTCCTCGGCCTCGATGAGAAAACTATCCACCAGGCCCAGCGGGAGATTATCAGCCGCGCCGGTGCCGCTGCGGGTGTACGCGCCCTCCACCACGAAGGTCTCGCCATCGGTGCGGTCGCGGCGGGTGTAGGCGTAACCGAATTCCGAGATCACGGCTTTGGCCAGTTCTTTCATGGCCTGGTCGCCGGGTTGTAGGGTGTCGAATGCCGCCTGGAAGGTCTGCGCGCCGCTGTTGAGCAGCACGTTCAGCGGCTGCTCATCCATGTTATCGAGGATGCGCTGAGCCACGTCCTCCAGCGCCAGGTCGGTTTCGTAGGCGATCAGCTCCAGCTCGGCCTCGCTCAGATAGCGCAGCCACCCCACCGCTTCGACCTGCGCATTCGTGTGCCCCCACCGGTTGGGGTCAGTCGTGATCCCCTTGGGCTTGATCTGCGCCGCCAGGTAGACGGTGAAGCCCTCGAAGGTCCAGCCCGCCCGCACGCGTGTGCCGGTGCCCCAGCCAGCGATCACGTCGGGATGGCCGGGTGTGTAGCCGTTGGCCCCCACGCTGCTGCTTGAGCCGTTATCCACGGCGAAGCTGAGTTTGGCCGGGCGGCCCATGCGCTCCAAAATGTCATTCGTGGGGATACCCCAGCTGCCGGCAATGCTGCCGTCGATCACGTCGGGGATGCGCTCCCAATTCTCGCCGTCCAGCATGGCCTCCACGAAAACATCATCGAAATACGCGCCACTCATCGGGCGGGCCTCGCCTGGATCGCCGGGCGCATGGCCAGGGCGATCTCATCGGGCAGCCGCCGCACCAGGCGTTCCAGTTCGGCGTAGCTCAGCGCGCTCTCGGGGCCGCCATCAGGGGCCAGGCTGGCGCGCAGATCGAGGTCACTAACCGCCCGGTCGATGCCCCGGATGCCGATCTCGAAGGGAGTAGGGCTGTCGGGAATGAACTTTTGCAGCCACTCGGGAATTTTGATATCAGGGATCATGTTCTCAATAAATGCCTTGATATCTTCGATGGCTTTTTCGATGCCGTCCTTGATCGCCTGCCAGGTTTCGAGGATCTTGGTTTTCCACTCCTCGACCTTCTCGCGTATCCTGTCTCCGATGGCCTTGAAAATTGTGGTAACTCCCCAGCGGATCGTCTCCAGTGTGCCCAGGAAGCGGTCTTTGAAGATCAGCCAGGTCGCCACCAGCGCCCCCACCGCAAGGATCAGGGCAAATATCGGCAGGCCCACCGCGCCGATCAGTAGCCCCACTCCGGCGATAATTGGGCCGATCACCACCAGTGAGGCCATCAGCAGGGCGAATACGGCCGCGCCCTTTTTGACCTCCGGGTTCAACCCTTTGAACCAGGTGATGCCAGCTTTTAGGTGTCCGAGCAGCTCCTGGATAATCGGCAGCATTTCGGTGCCGAGCTCGGTTTTTAGGTTCTCAAATTCGGCATTCATGATCTTGCTCTGGCCCGCCACGCCTTCGGCCTCATCGGCGAAGGCCCCGGAATGCACCGCGCTCTGCTCCATGAAGGTGTTGTGCCGGGCCAGCGCCAGGTTAGCGCCTTCCAGCTCCTCCCCCTGCTCGATCAGGCCCATGTTGAGCGCGGTAGCTTCCACGGCGGCCATACTCATGTCGATGCCAAAGCGCCGGGCGCTCATAATGTTGCCCGCCATCGCGGACTGGTAGCTGGCCGATACCTCCCCGGCATCCGAGTTGAGCCGTGCGCCAATGTCAGCGGAACGCTGGAGAGCTTCGCCGGTGAGTGTGGCAGCCTCATCATCGGCTAGGCCCATATTCATCACCATCGCCCCGATTTCAAGGGACGCCTGATTATAGGCTGATTTCGCCAAGCCGGTCGCCTGCGCCGCGTCCTCGCCAAACGCAAACACGGTAGACGAGGCGTCCCCGAATACAGCCTCCACGCCGCCGATGCTCTCCAGCAGTTCGGAGGCGCTGCCCACCGCGTCGCGGGCAAATAGCGCAAAGGGCGCACCGGCAGCCGCCATCGCCGCGCCGCCCTTCATCATTCCTGAGCCGAGCTGGGTAGAGAATTGCTGCCCGGATTGCTTGGCTTCGTCCAGGTTCTGCTTATATTCGCTGTCGTCTAACTCCAGCGGCACAATCAGCGCTTCAAGTTTCATACTTACTCGGTTTCCTTACCGTTTCTTACCAGCGTTTTAGCGCCGTAGACGGCGCGCAGGGCGTCTCGTGTGGTCTTTAGCTCCTCGAAGCTCTGGCGGCGTTTGGGAGCCGAGCCGCTGGCCTGCCATTTGGGAACGAATTGGTCAGGGCCGCGGGCCTTGCCTGCCGCGCCGCTCTTTTTACTCCACAGCTTCACCATCGTGGCCCGCAGCGCGTCCAGCAGCGAGGCGAGGATGCCCATGCGCCAATCCTGTTTGCGGCTCTCGGTTTCCGCAGCCACCCAGCGCAGTCGCTCCGGGTAAGCCTGGAAATAAGCCATCCACTCGGTCAGTTCGCGGCTGGTGTAGCTGCTAACTGGCCGTCCTTGCTGGTCGGCGAGGGCGAGGAAGAATTGGCGCTCCGGGCTTTTTTTATCTCATCCACAGCCTCATCGAGGTCTTCCTGGCTTACGCCGGATAGCTTCATGGCCGCGGTAGACAGGCGCTGAAGCACGGGCCACGATTTCTTGGCCAGCGCGTCCACGTCATCCTGTGTGAATAACAGGTTGCCTTCCTCATCCTGGATCAGGTCGGCCAGCATCGAGATCATGATGCGTATGGCCTCCTCGGGATCGACCTCGCCGTCCTGGCTGATGGCGGTCATGGCCTTGTTGTAGGCCATCCGCTGCGGCCCGGTTAGTTCGACCATGTACACAGAGCCGCCCCACTCCGGCACGTCCTCCAGCGATCGCTGCAAGTCCTGGGCCGCGAGGATCTGCTCGCGGCCCAGGATCACAGGCTTAGCTTTGGAGGCGCTCATGCGCTCACAAAGTCAAAGATCGTGGGAGCCAAAGCGCCCGTTACCTCCAGCTCGATCTCGAATTCGAGCAGGCCGGGGTTTTCCGGGTCGGCCTGCGGGGCGCTGATGCTCATCGGGAACGCGTCAAAGCCCCAGGGATCGAAGTCGCCGGGGAAGCCGATCTCGTAGGTCGATATGGTTTTATTCGCCATATCGCCCGCAATGATCGCCAGTTGCGCCGGGGTTGCGGCCACCATCACCGAAAAGCTCTCGGCTTGCATCAGGCCATCGGGGATGCGCTCGCGCCAGGCCACGCCCGCAAAGACGCTGCCGTGGTGCGTTTTCTCCACGCTGCCCTGGCTGATCTTGGGCGGCGTGAAGCTGCGGATTTCTCCGAGCGTTACTTCCTCGCGTGTCAGGGTAAAGCCAAAGGTTACTTCGCTCATAGATGCCTCACTTGCCGATCTTCTCGGCGGCGTCCTCGACGGCGATCAGGCCGGCCAGGCTCATCAGGATCACAACCGTCTGGCTGACTTTCGCCTCCAGCGGGTCGGGGCCCAGCCACACAGCCAGCAAAGCGCTGATGGCCAGCCAGAATTTACGGCTGCGAAGCAGCAGGAGGAAGCTGCGCAAAATCTGGCTTACTTTGAAATTCTCGACATTCATGGTCTGCTCCAAATGTAGTAGTCTCGCGCCGTGATCCGCAGCTTCCCTTCGAGGTCGTCTGGGATGCCGGTGTCCTGGCCCTCCGGCAAGCACAGTGCAAAGTTGGTTTGGTTAGCGCCGAGGGCGGTGTCCAGGCCGTCCCGCAGCGTGCGCATGGATTTATAGGTCTTGCCCATGCAGTTGAACTGATAGCGGTCGCGGTACATAAGCGGCGTGCCATCATGCGAATAATAGATAAAGCGGCTCACCCGGCGGTAGACGATGGCGGGCAGGGCCGCGTTGTCTGGCTTAGCCAGCGCATGCACGCCGCCCAATCCTCCCAGCACCGTTTTCAGCGTCTCCTCGACGGCCATTATTTCGCCACCGTGCGCAGTTCTTTGAGCACGTAACTGCCCACCGCTTTGATCGCCTCGCCTCGATCCTCATCCAGCGCCGGGCGCAGGAAGGGCTGCGCCGCCATCTTGCGGGTCCCGAATTCGACGTAGCTCGGATAATTCACGACCTCATCATCGCCCACCACGATGTAGACCTGCGGCTTATCGCCAAGCGGCGGGCGCACTTCCACCCGGTGGCTATCGCGCATCGCTCCGGTGTCCACGGGCGCACGGCGCTTGCTGCCGCGCATGAGCACGTTGGCCCCGGCGGCCAGCGCCTGCTCCAAGTTGAGGCCCTTTAGCTGGTCGAATTGCCGCCATAGCTTCTCATTGCGGTCGGTCATGGCTGGAGTTCCAATTCCTCATCCTGCTCGAATTGCGGGCGGGTCGCCTGCTGCTTTTGTAAGCCGCGGCGTAGCAGTTCTGCGGCCACCAGCCCGGCCAGCGGGAATAGCAGGTCAAAGCCGGATACGCCCCCGGCGCTCTCAGCCGCCCGCTCCTGCTCCTGGAGGATCGTCGCCTCACGCTGGGAAAGGTCGGCCATGATCTCAGGCAGCAGCAGGTCGAGCGCCGGGCCGAGATAGGGCTGGGCGTCCATATAGCGGGTGCCCTGCTCGACGTAGCTGGCGTGCTCAGCCGCCACGTACACGGTGCAATGATTACGCCCGGCGATCAGCGCCTGGTGGCTGGCCTGCAATTCGCCGGTGTCCACCGGGCAGGTCGCCTGGCTTAGTTCCATGATCGCCACCGCGCCCTGGAATAAGTCCTCGGTGAGGTCCAGTTCGCTCTCCAGCCGGATCTGCGCTTGCAGCGGGGGCATTACTCGGCCTCCGTGACCAGCTTGCGCAGCAGCACGTTATTCGATGTGGTGCCCAGCACCGGTTCCTTGACCAGCTCGAAGCGGATGCTGTAGGTGAGGCCCGCCAGTTCGGTGAGCGTAACCTCATCGCCCACGTGCAGCTCCACGTCCACCGGCAGGCGCAGGGTGGCGTCATATTCGATCACGACCAGCTCCGGCCCTTCCCGGCGGCTGCCGCTCTCGAAGGCGAAGCCGCAGGGTACGTCCTCGGTATCCACGAAGGTGTCAGCCTGGTCGCCCACGTCGTCTACAGCCGATGTGCCGCGGTGCAGAGTCACCACCGCGTTATGGCTGCGGGCCTGGGCGGCGCGCTGGGCGCTCAGTTCAAGAGAACTCAGCACCACTATCGGCCTCCACGTAAGGATCAGTCTCGATAAAGCCGCCGATCACGGCCCCGCTGGGCAGGAATGCGCCCGCAGCGGAGAGGGAGCGGCGGTAAAACGATGATGCCATTTGGTAGACCTGGGATTGCTTGTAGCTGGCTTTATCGGCTGACCAATCGTAGAGCGTGGCCAGCCCGATCAGGGCCTTCTCCCAAACGAGCGCCAAAGCTATCGGGCGCAGCGCGTCGGTGTCGCCATCCGCAAGCACGGTGGCCTGCTCGATGGCGAGGTCGATCTGCGCGGTGCTGTCAGTCCACTCCAGCAGCGAGGCGATATTGCCCAACTCTACGATCAGATATTCGGCGGTGGTCAGTACGGCCATTGCAGCCCCTTCGCCCTGGCCGGGTGGGTGAGGTCCGGCCAGGGCTCATTCTGAGGAGGAGAAAAACGCTCGTTAGGGCAGCGTCGGGTCAGTCCAGCTGGTGCCACCGGTGTACAGGATGGCTCCCGCCGTGCGGTTCCACACGCCCATACCATACTCACTCTCGAAGTTATCCGAGACGAGCGGGTAGTTCGGCAGCGTGGCCACCAGGCGCAGCCCGCGCAGGCTTTCCTGCACGCGCTGGCGGTAGGCCAGCAGCTTTTCTTCGCCGCCGCCGGCAAAGCAGAGCCAGTAGTCGTCGATCGCCCAGGGCTTCACCCAGATCTGAACTGAGGTGTTGCGCCAGTAGCCGATCAGCTGGTTCTCCAGGTCGGAGAAGTCCTGCTTGACCACGGTGACGTCGGTGGCGTTGTACATGATGCCGCCGTCGCCCAGCGCCACAAAGCCGGTGAGGGCTTCGATGGCGCTCTTGTCTGCCAGGTTGATGATGATCATCACGTCGCGGGTGTGGCCGTGCTCGGTGACGTGCGCCACCAGGGCGTCCACATCGCTATTGGCCAGCGCTCCGGCGCGAGCCAGGTAGTGATCGTGGGTAGCGCCGTCGAAGGTCGCCCCGCCCGGACTATCCGGGATGGCGGCGCTATCGGCGTTCACCAGCCGCTTCACAGGCACCACAACATCATCGACCAGGTTGTCGGTGAAGCTGTAGTTATCGTTGATGTACAGCGCCCGTGCGATCTCGCGGCCCACCTTCACGACGTGGCCCTGCCGGATGCGGATGTACTGCTCAGCGATCTCGGCGGGGGTGGCGATTTCGAGGAACTTGGTCGTCCAGCCCACGGCGCTCTTATAGAGGCGCAGCGGGAAGCCGACGGTGTAATCTGCCTTGTCCTTTTTGGTGCGGGCACGGCCAAACTCATCGACCTCGGTGGGGATGATCTGGCCTCCCACGCCGTAGACGCGCTGGCGATCATCGGTGAAGGCCGCCAGGTTGCTGATCGCGTCTTGGATGCGGGTGTTGGTGTTGGCCAGGTCGCGGTTGAGGGCCGCCTGGATGGTGTCCAGCCCGTATTCGGCGGCTGAACTCAGGCGGTTGGCGCGCAAGTCCTCCAGGCTCACCGTGCCCACCACGGCAGGGCCGATCAGATAGGGCAGGAAGCCCAGGCTGTTGCCCAGCACGTAGTGATCGATGAGCGCCAGGACTGCGGCGTAAGCCAGGAAGGCCAGCGTGCGGACGGCCTTCCGGCGGGTAAGTTGTAGGGATTTAGGGATATTCATCAGGAACTCGCTCCCAGCCCTTGCAGGTACGCGGTAACGATGATGTCGGTGGCGCTGATCGCCATCGCGACCGGGTGCAAGTTCGTGGCGGCGGTGGTCTCCAGCGCGCCGGGGGTGTTATCGCTCACGTAGAGCGGTGCGCCGGGCGTCATGAGGGTGCTGTATGAGAAAATCGCGCCAGGCCCAAACAGGGTAACTGGCTTGCCCTCCTCCACAGCCACCGGGTTGATGCCGGCAAAGCCTTCGGACGCGTCGCCCATGTAGACCAGGCCATCGGTGTCGATAAAGCAGGCGCTGACGGCATCCAGGGCTTCCCCGGCGATCAGGGATGAAATGTAGTTAGAAACTTGGCCGCTGTTGGCGTCCAGGGACGCGGTGGCGGCACGGGTAATCTCGGCCATGTAGACCTCCTAGATATTTACTTTTACCTCGCTCCCCTTGCGCCCTCCCTGCGGGCCTTCCGGCTTGGGGGTCTTGGGCGTCTCGACCACGGCTCCGGGGTTATCGGTGAGCCAGTCGAGTTGTTCCAGGGGGTCGAGCTTCTCCAGTAACGCACGGGTGGCCTCGGGCATCCCCTCCATACGCTCGGCGGTGAGCTTCTGCATGCGCTCTTTGTAGGCGCTCAGCTCATCCTCGGCGGCGGTGCCGCGGGCCTTCTCGGCGTCCAGAGCACGGCTGGCGCTTTCCTTCTCGCGGGCCAGGCGGCTCTTGATCATGCTATCGACCTCGGCCTGGGAGAATTGTTTCTCGTTTTTAGCGGGGTCGGGCCCCTTCTCCGGCGTGGTCGGTTCGGCTTCCTCAGTATCCGGCTCAGGCTTCTCAGGTTCGGGATCGCCGCCATCGGCAGCATCCGGGGCAAACAGAAAGACAGGTCGAAGTTTGAAGAGTTCCATATTCAGTTTTCCTCGTTTACGTGTGAGTTCACGGCCCGCCAGGTGGCGGTCGATGCCCGCATAGTAG